ATTGTATGGACAACAATCTACAAGTGCTAAAGAATCATGGAGACTTACTGAATACTTTGTAAATAAATTAAATTGGTTATACTTAGTAGCAGGTAATCACGATGTTTGGTCAGGCGATGGCGATCCATTAGATTTTATTATGAGAGATCATCAAGGTCTATATGAAAAGTGGGGAGCAAGGATGAGACTTGTATTTCCTAGTGGTAAAGATATAAGAATTAATGCTAGGCATACATTTAAAGGAAATAGTATTTGGAATACTGCTCATGGCGTAGCAAAAGCAGCTCAGATGGGATGGAGTGATCATGTGCTTACTTGTGGACATACTCATGTATCTGGATACCAAGTTGTTAAAAGTCCTTCTAGTGGATTAATTAGCCATGCATTGCAAGTAGCATCGTTTAAGATTATGGATAGTTATGCAGATAAATTAGGATTAGATGATAAAAATATATTTAATTGTCCTGTTACAATTATAGATCCTAGATATGAAGACGATGACAATAGATTAATTACAACAATATTTAATCCAGAAACAGCATGTAAATACTTAACATACTTGAGAGAAGACTATGCAAAAAAGAGATAGTAAACATTTTTTAGATAATGTTCCAGATAAAATGGAATTAGATGAAGCTATTATAATGCTTAAAAATTTAAATAGTAAAGTCAGAAAAGAATTTAATCTTTATAGTATGTCTTCTAAAACATATACAAATATATTAAGAATGAGAAAAATAATAGAAATGTTACCTATACCTGAAAAAATGGAGACAACATGAAATCTAAAAAACCTTTAACAAAACATGATTTAAAAAGAAAAATAAATGATTTGCAAAAAACAATTCTTTTTATAGCAGATAGATTACAAAGATTTGAAGTTGTATTTAATGATTTTGTAGATATGACAAAACAAGCTAAAAAGTTAGAAAAGTATTTAGATGACAAATATAAACAAACGGAACGTAAACAAAGCTGAAGAAGCATTACAATTAGCATATAAAGATCTTATATCGTTTGGTAAGTTATTTTTACCAGATGACTTTATGCGTAGTGAAACTCCATTCTTTCATTACGAAATAGCAGATGCGATAGATGATAGAAATGTAAAGCAAACTGCAATTATTGTACCTAGAGGACATGGCAAAACAGTTTTAACAAAAGCATCTATTATTAAAGATTTTGTTTTTGCTAAAAAAGAAAACTTTTTATTTTATGCATGGGTATCCGCTACCCAAAAATTAAGTGTAGGTAATATGGATTATATTAAATATCACTTAGAAAATAATGATTCAATTAAATATTACTTTGGGCAAATGAAAGGTCGAAAGTGGACAGAAGAGGACATAGAACTTTCCAATGGATGTAAACTTATTAGTAAAAGCAATGTCGCAGGAATTAGAGGAGGTGCAAAACTACACAAAAGATACGACCTCATCGTACTTGACGACTTTGAACACGAAGCAAATACAATCACTAAAGAAGCTAGAGACAAAAATGCTAACCTTGTTACCGCTGTTGTGTACCCTGCTATTGAACCCCACACTGGTCGTCTTAGGGTTAATGGTACTCCTGTTCATTATGATTCTTTTATAAATAACTTATTAAATAAATATGCTAAATCTAAAAAAGATAAAAAAGAATTTGCTTGGAAAGTAATTACATATAAAGCATTAATAGATGAAAAAACTCCATTATGGGAAGGATGGTTTCCATATTCTAAAATACAAGAAAAGAAAAAGTTTTATTCTGATTCAGGACAACCTCAAAAATTTTATCAAGAATATATGATGGAAGTACAATCTGAAGAAGATGCAATATGGAGAAGAGAACATATAAGATATTGGGAAGGGTATTTTAAACATGAAGATGGCGTTAATTACATTGTTAAAGATGGGTCTGATATTCCTATTAATACATTCATTGGTTGCGACCCAGCAACAGATATTGATACAAAACATAGTGACTTTTCTGTAATAACAGTTATAGGAATAGATGCAAATAATGAACTATATGTATTAGAATATGAAAGGCATAGAAGTATTCCTACGATTGGATCTAAGAATCCTGAGACTGGTGAATTGTTTGGAAAGAAAGGAGTTGTGGATATAATCCTAGAACTTCATCAAAAATATAATTGTATGTCATCTACTGTAGAAGACGTTGCAATGAATAGAAGTATATTTCAAGCATTAAATGATGAAAGAAGACGATTAAATAAATTTGATATATCTGTTATTCCACAAAAACCTGGCGGAACACAGAAAAGAAATCGCATATATTCTGGACTTTCGGCTCGTTTTAGTACAGGAACAGTACATTTACGAAGAAATATGTTTGATTTAATTAACGAAATACTTACTTTCGGCCCTAAAATGGCTCACGATGATACAATTGAGAGCCTTTATTACGCACAAATACATTCTTTTCCTCCAAACATGAAAAAGGATAAAGAAAAAAGAAGTTGGTTTAAACCAAAAAGAAAAGCAAAAAGTTGGTTAGTGTCTTAAAAGGAGTATAAAATGAAATATGGTAAAAAATCAATGACCAAAAAAAAAGCATCAAAAAAATCTAAACCTAAATCTAAAAAGAGATATTAATGTATAAATTTGGTAAGAGAAGTAGGCAAAGATTAAAAGGTGTAGATCCTAGACTTGTTAATGTTTTAAATGAACTTATTAAAATTATGGATGTTACTATTATTGAAGGACTGAGGAGTAAGGAGCGGCAACAGGAATTATTAGCACAAGGGAAAACTAAAACTAAGTATTCCAAACACATACAAGGAAAAGCTGTTGATCTCGCTCCTTACCCGATTAATTGGGATGATAGAGAAATGTTTCACTATATGGGTGGAATGTTAAGAGGTCTTGGTAAAGCAATGGGATTAAAGATTCGTTGGGGCGGCGACTGGGATAGTGATGGGGATATACACGATAATAATTTTGATGACTTAGTTCATGTAGAGATAAGGGATTAAAATGCCAAGAGTAACAAAAAAATCTAAAGCACAAATAAATAAACAAATATGGGATAAGGCAAATAACTCTCATAGACAAAGATGGCAGACAGTTAGTCAAAAAGGTTACGACTTTTACCTTAATGAACAATTGACTAAAGATGAACAAACTATGTTAGAAGAATCTGGTATGCCAACATTTACTATAAATAGAATAACTCCTATTATAGAAATAATGAAATACTTTGTTACTGCGAATAATCCTAAATGGAAAGCTGTAGGAGCAACTGGTGATGATGCTGATGTAGCTCAAGTCCATTCAGATATAGCAGATTATTGTTGGTATCTATCTAATGGCAAATCTTTATATAGTCAAGTTGTTTTAGATTCGCTTACAAAAGGATTAGGTTTTTTTCTTATAGATATTGATAAAGATGCAGACAGAGGAATGGGCGAAGTTAGATTTAATAGGATTGATCCTTACGATGTATTTGTAGATCCTGCTAGTAGAGATTTTTTATTTAGAGATGCAACATTTATTCAAATACGAAAGAATATATCTAGAGCAAGATTAATCAATATGTTACCTCAATTTGAAACTAAAATAAAAAAAGTAACTAAAGGAAGCGATGTTGTTTCATACTCTCAAAGAGATGCAGAGTTTACAGATAGTATTCAACCTGAAGATTTAACATATGGTGTAAATATGGATGCTGAAGATGAGGATATACTTCCATATTATGAAACATATAGTAAGAAAAAATTTAAATACAGAAATGTTTATATAAAAGTTGAACCTACAGAATCAGAACTTTTAATGTTAAAAGAACAAGTTCAAGATCAATTAGAAGCATATAAACAAGAGATAGAAGTCCAATTAATAGAAAAACAATTACAAATAGAACAACAGGTTCAATCGGGAGAAGTAATTCCAGAGAGAGGGAGATTAATGATAGAAAACTCTCAAAAGATGGCTGCTCAAGGTATTCAAGAAAGAGAAATGGAACTTATATCTCAAGCAAGAGAAGAAGCTACTATTATCAAAGAACAAGTAATGTCCGAAGCACAATTTTTACAATTTGAACAAGATAAAAACTTTAAAAAAAATATAGTTGATTCTGTAGAGTTTTATGAAAATAGAATAATTAAAACTTGTAGTGTAGGAGATGATACATTTTTATTTGAACAAACAATACCTATTAGTGAATATCCAATAGTTCCTATTCCTTATATGTACACAGGAACACCTTATGCTATGAGTGCTGTAACTCCATTAATAGGTAAACAACAAGAAATAAATAAAGCACATCAAATAATGTTACATAATGCAAATCTTTCTTCTAATCTTAGATGGATGTACGAAGAAGGGTCTGTACCTGAAGATGAATGGGAAAAGTATTCTTCAGCACCAGGCGCATTGCTAAAATATAGACAAGGATTTTCCCCTCCCACACCAATACAACCAGCACCTATTAACAATGCTTTTTTTACAGTTGTTCAACAAGGCAAAACAGATGCAGAGTACATTAGTGGTGTACCTTCTGCAATGATGGGATTCTCTCAAGATCAAGCGGAAACATATAGAGGATTACTTGCAAATGATGAATTTGGAACAAGAAGATTAAAAGCATGGATGAATAGTATTGCTGAACCAGCTTTAGAGCATGTAGGTCGTGTATTTAAAATGATGGCTCAAAAACATTATACAATAGAAAAAGTATTTAGGATTGTTCAACCTGAAGGTGGAGATCAAAAAGAAAAAGAAGTAAGAATCAATGTAAATCTATATAATGACTATGGAAAAGCAATAGGTAAATATAAAGATTATGCAACTGCAAGATTTGATGTAAGAATTATTGCTGGCGCAACTCTACCATTAAATAGATGGGCATTATTAGAAGAATACTTTAGGTGGTATCAATCTGGACTAATTGATGATATTGCTATGTTATCAGAAACAGATATAAGAAACAAAGAAAAAATTATTGAAAGAAAATCTATGCTTTCACAAATGCAAGGTCAATTACAATCTGCACAAGAATTAGTAAAAGAAAGAGATGGTACAATAGAAACACTACAACGTCAATTAGTACAAGCAGGTATTAAGATGAAAGTAGGAGATGCTAACAACGAAATACGAAAAGATGTTCTCCAAACTGAAGCACAACAAAAACTTCTTAGAGGAATGTTAAAAGTTGAGTTTCAGAAAATGAGAGATCAAATGCAGTCTGATATGAAATCAACGAGAGAAGATGTGCGTGATAACGAGCAATCTTAGCACTTGCATTTTAGATTTTATAACTGCTAAATTAAAACAACCTTAAAATAGGAGAAAGTATGTCAGAACAAGTAGGTAACGCCAATCAGGCCCCCGAAAGTAAAAGCGTACAAGATGCTGTCATGGGAATGTCGTCTAATGATTTCTTTGAATCTTTAGATAATCAAGTCAATGGTGGCATATTAGAACCTTCGCAACCAACCTCGGAACAAAGCGGTAACACGCAGACGAGCCCTAATGTAGAAGTTCAGAATGAAGTACCAGATAATAATTTGGATACTTTACAAAAAAGGTATAGTGATTCTAGTAGAGAAGCAAAAAGACTTAATTCTAAGTTAAAAGAATTAGAACCTTATATGCCTATACTAGATGCTATGCGAGAAGACCCTAATTTAATTTCTCATGTTAGAAATTACTTTGAGGGTGGAGGCCAGACCCCTGAAACATTGAATCAACAATTAAATCTAGATGAAGATTTTGTTTTCGATGCTGAAGAGGCTTTCGGCAAACCCGATTCTGATTCTGCAAAAGTATTAGGAGCAACGATTGATGGAGTAGTCCAACGTCGTCTTTCTAATGTCTTACAAAGTCAAAAGCAAGAAAATGCAAAAATGGCTAAAGAGGCTCAATTCAAACAAAAGATGAATATGTCTGAGGATGAATGGAGGAATTTTACTGAATTTGCAAAATCTAAGTCTTTAGAACTTGAAGACATATATTACTTAATGAATCGTAAGAATAGGGATGTGCAGATAGCTGATAACGCTAGACAAGAGATTCATAATAAGATGAGAGAAGTTCAACAACAACCTGCTACACTTGCAACGCAAGGAAGTACACCAGTTGAAAAGTCATCTGATGATAGGGTTTTTGATACAATTTTAGGTTCTGGTAGTGAAATAGAAAAGGCTTTCAGTATCTAAAATAATATACTGTCAGCCGTAAACCAAAAGTGAGGCAATTATGGCTGATGTTTTCGGAATGGAAACATATGGAGCGTCTCCAGACGCTGGACACAGTGGAACTGCTGTACCCGGCACAGGAGATCTCAGGCGGCGATATAACTTTGGGGATAGGATTTCTGAACTATCAATAGCGCAAGACCCTTTCTTCCGATTTGTATCACAAGTCGCAAAAAAACCTACGGATGATCCTCAGTTCAAATTTACTGAACAAAGACATTCGTATCACAAAAGATATGCATACATCATGGGATTCGTTTCTAATGGATCTGATGAGTTTGCAGACGCAGAACTAGATCAATCAAACGCAGGAGCGGCTGTATCAGCAACTGGTCAATCAGTTGAACTTTATATGGCTTCAGACTATAAATCTGCTGGTAATATTACTAGTATTCATGGTCAATCAGCTACTAAAGTTGATGTTGGTGCAAGTGGAACAAGACCTACTTTTTTCCTACCTGGTCAAGTAGTTAAGATTCCAATCTCAGCAACAGATCAAGGTGGAGTTACTTTAGCAGGTTATCACTTAATGAAAGTAGATAGTGTTACTGATTCTCTTACTAAAGATAGTAAAGAATGTGTAAAACTTTCTGGTAAGATTGTTAAGTTTGATAGCGCAGGTAACGAATTAATGTCATTTCAAGGTGATAATTTTACTGTTGGTGGAACTGATGGTGATGGTGATATAGACGCTGGTGGAGAACAAGTATACGATCAGAACATAGCTAATATATTAGAAGCTAGACGTTCTTATGTTGTAGGTTCTGCTCATGCTCAAGGATCTGGATACCCAGAATCTTGGAAAGATCAACCTTACTCAAGTGCTGTAGGATTAACTCAGATCTTTAAAACTGCAATGGCAATGGATAATACTACAAGAGCAACTGTTCTTAAGTATGAACCTAACGAATTTGCAAGAATTTGGAGAACAAAGTTAATTGAGCATAAGTATGACATCGA